TGGAATAACCACAGGCGCACCATCTCTTGCAACTCCATTTGTTTTGGAAACAACGCCTCTCTTCGCAGATGGAATTACTACTTCAGCGCCTAGTGTACCAAGCGCGACTTTTGATCAAGACCACGTTGTCTCAACAGCCAATTTAAACACAGGGAACCCGTCTGTCCCATCAACTGCATTTGCTCAAGTTCATGTGTTGCTTGGTAATACAATATCATTGAATTTGCCTATAGTCGCAAATGCTACAATGTCTGAAGAGGAGACATTCACAACAGCTAATTTGGACACGGGTGCGCCTGATCTCTCTACAGCGACTATAAACCAAGAGCATGATTTAGATGCCGATAATGTAGATGCTCAATCTCCCGATATTGATACTGGCACAATTAATCAAGATCATCAGCTTGGCGGCACTACAATTTCAGCGGGATCACCTTCCGTCGAAAGTGTCCCAATGTCTGAAGAGGAGACATTCAACACCGCCAATGTTAGCACTGGTGCGCCTTCACTTGGAACGGCTTCAATTTCTCAAGACCATAAAGTCAATGGGGACAACCTTGATGCTCAAGCCCATGATCTTGGCACAGCAACTATTGAACAAGACCATCAGCTTGCAGGGGATGATCTTGATAGCGGTTCTCCATCCGTGGGCAATGCCACAATGTCAGAGGATGAAACCTTTGCTGGGGATGGTTTCGTTACTGGCGCTGTTGATATTGGCTCTGCGGACATTACGGAGAACAACGTATTCTCTACGGCTGAATTTGTTTCTGGAACTCCAACCCTTGGGGAGCCTTCGCTGTTCCAGCAAAACATCTTTACGGTAAACGGTATTACCACAGGAACACCCTCTATCCCATCGCTGTTGTATGATGCTGGTATATCGCGCTTTATCAGCGCCTCTGCAAACTCAAGGAATGCTGTAGTCCTTCAAAACACAAATCCAAGAAACTCCGCTGTATTGTCAAACACAGGACGTAATCGTGCGGCATAACTGGAAATCTTTAAGAATTTGTGTATGATGGGTTCAAATCAAAGGTGAGAAGCCATGCCCTTTAAACTCAAAAAGAACGATACAAGCCCAATTCTGCAAACCACTATTACTGATGCTGCTAATAATGCGGTTGATCTTACTGGATCATCAGTTCGGTTCCATATGAAGCGTTATGGGGCTTCTACTGCAAAGGTAGATGCGGCTGCTACGATATATGATGAAGAAAACGGGATTGTTCGTTATGCGTGGCAATCTTCAGACACAGACACGGGTGGTTCTTTCATAGGCGAGTTCGAAGTCACCTACAGTGATGGAACAATAGAAACTTTTCCAAATTCTGGGTACATCCAAATTGATGTCTTAGATGATATTACATAGGTGCTTCAATGTCAGGACTGCAAATAGTAACAGAACCAGCCAGAGAGCCAGTTACGGCGATTGAGGCACGGGAACATCTCCGATTAGATGATGACGTCGATAATATCCAAGTGATGGCCTATATCATGGCGGCGCGTGAATGGGCAGAGAATTACACGGGCAGAGTGTTCATAACGCGAACACTGCGGCAGTTCTTGGATAGTACCCCCGCAGTTACGAATAACGGTTTCAACGGGTACAGAACAGGCCATCAAAATTCTTTGACGGGTGGTCAATATGCCATTGAGATTGCCGCATCCCCAGTGATCAGCGTTACCTCAGTCAAATATTACAATGACGCAGGGACAGAAAGCACATGGGCTACAAGTAATTACTACGTCGATACAGTCAGAGACGTCCCCCGCATTGTTCTGTTGGATGGCGGTTCATGGCCTACTGATTTGCGCGGTGCCAATGGATTGGAAATCAATTTCACGGCTGGTTATGGTTCTTCCCCAGATAGCGTTCCAGAGCCTATTAGGTTAGCGATTTTGCAATATTGCACTTTTCTGTATGAGCACAGGGGTGACTTTGAAGGGTCCGCGCTACCTAAGCCGCCTTCATTATTGCAAGCATTGCTTCAGCCATACAAGATTATGAGATTTGGCGCTACGCCTTATGAGAATGTGTTGAGGTCGGGGATTGGCTGATGTCTATAGGTCGCATGAGGGAAAGACTTGAACTGCAATCGTACACGCGAACATCTGATGATGGGGGTGGTGCAGCATTATCATGGTCTAAGGTTGCAACTATCTTTGCTAAGATTGAGCCTCAAAGCGCCAGAGAAGGCGAGTTTGGGCGAGACAACCAATTGAGAGAGGTTGCCAAGCATAAGATCACTGTTCGTTATCGCAAGGATTTGACCCATAAAAACAGGCTTTCTCAAACATTTGTAAGATTTGATGGTCAGCAAGAAACGCGAATTTTCAATATCAAGGGCGTGATTAACGTAGATAATCGGTTCAAGTTTTTGGAATTAGATTGCGAAGAAGGCGTCCCAACATGAGCATTCGCACGAAGGTGGTTCGCAAGAGCAATACCGCAAAAGTCAGCAAAGCTTATGAGCGAAAGGTTCAGCAAATTATCGCTGCAAGTGCGCAGATGGTTAGGAACACGGCTGTTACATCTATTCACGAGCATGGAAGTTCTGGGATTACTTATGAAAAATACAATCCAAGACGGACCCATACGGCATCTTCAGATGGAAACCCGCCTAATACTGACACGGGATATTTAGCTAATAATATCTCTGAAGTTATTGATGGCGACAAAATGGGTGCCAGTGTCGAAAGCAGGGCAGAGTATTCAGAGTTTCTTGAATTTGGCACAAGCAAAATGGATGCGCGTCCTTTCATGCAACCCGCTCTTGAAGAAAATAGGCCAAAGATAAGAAGAATGTTCAAGCGTCTTAAAGGGAGCGGTCTATAATGTCTTTACATTCGTGGGAATTACAGAAGGCAATCTATTCAGCCCTTAACGGCAATGTCACTGGGATTGGCGGTACTGGGAATGTTTCTGTTTATGATGATGTGCCAGAGCAAACGTCTTACCCTTATGTCTTGATGGGCGAAGAAACTACATCGAATAATGGCACAAAAACCCTTGATGGCCTTGAGCATACATTAACCATTCATGCGTGGTCCCAATACAGAGGAAGGCGCGAGATTAAAGAGATCATGCAAAGTATCTATTCTTTGCTACACGATAGTGCTATAACAGTAGCAGGAGCATCGCTAGTGCTTATCAGACAAGAGTTTTCAACAACACTAGCGGAGAATGATGGAATAACGCGGCACGGGGTCATGAGATTTCGGGTCGTTATGTTTGACACATAGGAGATAAAATATGGCGGCTCAAAAAGGTTCAGCGATGTTGCTTAAAATCGGCGCGGATAATACTGCGTCTGCGGCAAGCGATACATACACAACCATTGGTGGCTTGAGAACAACATCAATTACTCAGAATGAGGAAGCGGTTGACGTAACAACCATTGATGATGCAGGTATCCGTAAGCTTTTAGCAAATGGCGGCATTCAGTCTGTTACGATTTCGGGAAGCGGCGTTTTTACGGATGCGGCATCAGAAACAACTCTTGAAAGCGCGTTTGCGGCATCAGACTTTCATAACTTCCAAATCTTAATTCCTGATTTCGGAACATACACTGGGGAGTTCATGGTCGCGTCATTGGCATTCAACGGTGAGTATAACGGAACAGTCCAATACGATGTGACCCTTGAAAGCAGTGGCACAGTTACCTTCGCAACGGTGTAGGCTGATTGATGGCTTGGAACTCTGTTAAAGTAAGTATCAATGACACTGAGGTATCAGGCTTCCAAAAAGGCTTGCTATTTTCAGTGCCATTTGATGCGGAGATTTCCGTAGGCGCAATTTTGAATGTTGACAAGAATGATTATAAGGTGGTCAGTATTGTTAACGTAGGCAATCGAAATGAGGTCTGCGAAATTCAAACAGAGGAGTTAGAAATTGACAAACCCAAAACGCGGAGAGCTAAAGTTAAGTCTGGGAAATCAGACATATAACTGCAAAATATCAATGGACACAATAATGCGTATTGAGCAAAATTGTGGGCGCGGTATTTTGAAGATCGCAAGCGGACTGCAAGACGCAGATTTTTCAGCGACAGATATGGTTTCCATTTTGACGCCAGTAATCAGAACAAGCGGCACTGATGTCAAAGATCGTGACGTCCAAAAGCTTATCTGGGAAGCTGGGTTTACAGAGGGCATCAGGTTGGTTGCGGAGATCATTGTTCATATCTTGGGGGATGAGGAGGGAAACGCGATAGCGGCGGTCGCATAGCAGTTGAAGAACTGCCTTGGGATGAATGGATCAAAGTTGCCTTGGGCAAAATGAGAATGAGTTCAAGTGAATTTTGGTCGATGTCATTGCAGGAGTTTTACCTAGCTATTGAAGGATTTAGTGAGTTTCATTCTAGCGGTAAACCGCCACCGCTGAAAAAGGATGAACTTGAGAACTTGATGGAGTTATATCCCGACTAATGGCTACGACAGTTGATACCCTCTTAGTCCGCATTGAAGCGGATATGGCTGATCTCAAGCGTGATCTTGCCAAGGTTTCTCAAACTACTGAGCGACATACAGACCGTATGGCTGATGCTTTCCGAAAGGTAGGGCGAGCCATTGCGGTTATCGGCGGCACTGCAATCTTTGGTTCTTTCATTAAAAGCGCCATTGATACGGGCGCTGAAATAGAGGGTTTAAGAGTTAAACTTGATGCTTTGCTTGGCAGCGCGGAACAGGGTGCCAAAGCGTTTGACATTATGGCTGAGTTTGCTGGTCGTGTTCCGTTTTCTTTGGATCAAATCCAAAAAGGTGCTGGCTCTCTTGCGGCTGCTTCTGACAATGCAGATGAGCTTGGGGAACTATTACAGATAACAGGTAATATTGCAGCACAATTTGGCATCCCATTTGAGATGGCATCAGAAAATGTACAACGGGCGCTATCTGCGGGTATTGGCTCTGCGGACTTATTTAAACAGGCTGGTGTTTCTGCTTTTGCAGGATTTGAAGCTGGCGTAAGTTATAGTGCGTCTGAGACGGCGGCTATTTTGATCAAGCACTTTGGAACAGGCGGCACATCAGATGGCGCTATGGACGCATTTGCAAAAACAACCGCTGGTACTGTTTCTATGTTCGGTGACGCAATGCACAAATTTAGGGGTGCAATTGCTGAAAGTGGATTGAACGAAGGGTTCAGAGAATTAGTAGCACAATTAACAGATGTTACAAATAGCAGCATGGGGCTTGCAGACATCATAGGTAATTTCTTGGGTGCTGCATTCTCAAATCTTGCAAAAACAATTGATTTTGTAAGACAAAGCTTTGCTATACTTGCTAATCCAATGCGAAGTGTAATTGAACTAGGCAAAGAAATTTATACTCAGCTTAGTGAAGCTTTTGGCCCATACATTGCCATTATCATAGAATATGTTCAAAAAGCCATTGATGTTGTGCGCGAAAACATGACGCTTTTGATTGTTGCAACGGGCGCATACATTTCTCTTAACGTAGCAAAGTCTTTTTGGACCTCTGCGCAAGAAGCATTCAAATTTGCAAGGGCGACTTTGGCGTCTGGTAAAGCTTTTGCATTTATGAATAGAGTGATTAAAAGATCACCAATTTTTCTTATTGCTGGCGCACTTGGATATGCTGCGCAACAATTTGGTATGTTTGAGGATATTGCTGATAAGCTTGAGATGACCTTTGATGATATATTGCCTGACAATATTAAACAAATGCTCTCTGCAATTTCAGAGGATTTTACAGAAGCGGCTTCTGATATTGACGAAGCGCGTAGGTTAATTTTTGGAGATGCTGCGGGTCAAGCTTTTGAGCCAGAAACTTTTGCCCCTGCGGGGGAAGCCGCGAGAGCGATAGAAAACATTCAAGCAGCACTCGCTGCGGCGGGTGGTGGAAAGGGTAAAAAAGGCTTAACAGATTTACAGAAGGCTATTAATTCTAATATAAGCCCTATTCATGCAGTAAGAAAAGAATTTAATTTATTAAATGCCGCTATGGAAACGATGGGGGACAAAGCTGGTCCAAAGCTTAAAGAGGCATTTACAAATGTCAAAGATGAGTTGGCTAGATTGCAATTAGAAATGCTAGAAAAAACATACCCAGCTTTGACGTCTATTAGGGATGGCTTTAACGCAATGGCAGATAGCCTAACAGATGCTTTGGTCGATGCTGTAGAAAAGGGCAAACTAAACTTAGAAAGCCTAAGAGATACATTCAGAGATATTCTAAGACAAATGATCGCAGATGCTATTAAGGCACAGATTATACGACCTATGATCAGTGGTATGTTCAGCGCGGTAGGCGGTGCAATTGGGGGTGATGCTGGAACATTCATTTCCTCAATAGGGCAAACCAAAGCTACAGGCGGTCCAGTAATGCGAGGAGCGCCCGTTCTGGTAGGGGAGCGCGGTCCAGAATTGTTTGTGCCTCAAGGCGCTGGTTCTATTGTCAATGCGGCAACCACAAGGGGCATGGGCGGCGGTGTTACTGTCAATCAAACCTTTGCATTCTCAGCAAATGGCGATGAGAGCGTCAAGAAAATCATCCACCAAGCTGCACCACAAATTGCAAAAATGACTGAGCAAGGTATAATGGGCAGTAGGCGGCGCGGCGGTCAAATGAAAGCGGTCTTTGGTTAATGGCTATTACATACCCCATAACATTGCCCTCAACAGGCATCTCTGCGATTGAGTGGCGATCAATCAATGCTGTAATCAATTCTCAGTCTCCATATACGTTTAAACAGCAAATTGTTGTTCTTGGCGGTCAGAGATGGGAAGCAACCGTGACCCTTCCCCCTCAAAAGAGAGCAACAGCGGCGGCATGGGCTGCGGCTCTTACAAGCTTAAAAGGCGTTGAGGGCAGTATGCTTTTCGGTCATCCTGATCACGCTACCCCCAGAGGAACATTGAGATCGACCAATGCTGGGAATGCGGCAAGCATAACTGGAACCCAAGGCGATAGTTCGGTCACCATTACAATGCAGACAGGTGATCAGGATAAAACACTGTTAGCGGGTGACTTTATCCAGTTAGGGTCAAGTAGTTCTGCGGAACTTTATCAAGTGCTTGCAGATAAAACTGGCAATGGCACATTGGAAATTTATCCAAATCTGCGTCAAACATATTCCTCTGAAACACTGGGAACAAACAACCCGCAAGGGGTTTTTCGTTTATCTACAAATACCGTTTCATGGAACATAGATAATATCGCTAGATATGGAATTTCATTTGATATTGTTGAAGTGTTATAGGGGTTGATCGGTGTCTAGGGATTTATCAAGCGGCGTATCATCTACCTTAAACGACGATGTTATATATCCATTTTTTGCTGTTGAGTTAAACTTTGATAGCGGTACTTTTACGGCTGCGGATGGAACAACCCAAGATCGCGTTCTGAGGCTTTGGACGGGCTTGGGAACTCTGACATATGATGGCAACCAATATTTTGGAACTGGTAATATGCTAGACATTTCCAGCATCGAAGAAAGCACAGAGATTGCCGCTAAAGGGGCAACTATAACTCTGAGCGGTGTGCCTAGCCAAGTTGTATCTTTGGCTCTCTCTGAGCAATATCAGGGACGTGAATGCACAATCTATTTTGGTATGACGTCCTCTCAATCAAGTCTGACAGAAGTGTTTACGGGATATATGGATCAGATGAGTATTGATGAGGGTCCAGAGAGTTCTACGGTTCAATTGACTGTAGAGAATAAATTGATTGACTTGGAGCGTCCACGGGTCGGAAGGTTTACTTCCGAATATCAAAAATCTATTTACTCCGAAGATAAGGGTTTTGATTTTGTCGAAAGTCTTCAAGAGCAAAAACTGACTTGGGGAAGGGCTGGTGTCTAGTTATCAGCAAGAGTTTCTTGCAAGCGTATATATCGAAATACAAGAACTGATCAAAGAGCATTGGCAAGAGATTGCGGTCAATAAGTCCAAGATAAAACTCAATCCTGATTGGGACGCTTATGAGGAACTTGAGAAAAATAATCGCCTCAAGATATTTACAGCGCGAGAAGATGGAAAGTTGGTTGGATATTTCGTTGTTATAACGGGCGTCAACATTCATTACAAAGACCATATGTTTGCACAGAATGATGTTCTTTATCTTTCAAAGGAACATCGAAAGGGATTTACGGGGATCAAGCTTATTAAGTTTGCAGAGCGGTGTTTGAAGGAAGATGGGATTTCCGTTCTTAACATAAACACCAAGGCTCATAAGCCCTTTGACAAACTGTTGGATTATATGCGCTATAATATGGTAGAACGGGTCTATCAGAAATATATAGGTGACTGATGGCGATTTCGGCTGGCATGGCTTTGGTATCAACCCTTTCCACAGGCGCAATGGTTGGAATGGGGGTGACAGGTGCGACCCTTATGGGCGGCTCTATGATGTCGCACTTCCTGATTTCTACAGCTATGGGCGCGGCCCTCAATGCGCTTACTCCAAAGCCTTCAATTCCAGATATACCCCAAAACCAAGCGAATAGCGGCTATCAAGTATCATCAAGGGCGGCGGCTGCAAACCATCAAATCATCTATGGGAAAACCAAAGTAGGCGGTGCAATCGTTTATGATGATGTGTCTGGTGTAAACAATAAGGTTTTGCATAGGGTCATTGCCTTTACTGGACATGAGATTGAGGAATTTACAACTTTCTATTTCAACAATGAAGCTTTGACCCTTACCACAGGCACAGACAGTCACAGCGATACTTATTATTATCCTACGGTAGCAACCAGCCCATCTGGTGCTACCCATGACAGATATAACGATTATGTTCGTATATACTTCAGAAAAGGCGGCACAGAGAATGACACAGCGATTGCGAACCTTATCGCAGAGGGTAGCGGATGGACGTCTGATCATAAGCTAAGAGGTGTTGCTTATGCTTATGTAAGAATGGCGTTTGATGCTGATGCGTTCCCAAATGGTGTTCCTGAGATGTCCTGTCTTATAAAGGGCAAGAAGGTTTATGATCCGCGAACCAGCACAACGGCTTGGTCAGATAACCCCGCTCTGTGCATAAGGGATTATTTAACAAGCACAACTTATGGCCTTGGGGAAGCGGCGGCTTCAATTGATGATGATAAGGTAGAGATTGCGGCTGATGTTTGCCAATATGCGGATTACGATGTTAATGATGCGGACCCGCCATCGACCAAAACAGGGGGCAACCGATTTACTTTAAATGGTGCCTTTAC